AGGCAACTTGTGTGAGGTTATATAACGGTTCTGGAGCAGCAGCAACTGTAAGTATTTCAACTTCCGTTGGTTCTGCAACAACATTATCATTTACTATGCCAACTGGTGCAGTTGAATTCTTACAAAAACTCCCAACCGATGTGATTTTTGCATCAGCAAATACAGTAAAAGTAGCAAAAGTAGGATTTACCAACTAAGAACAATGAAACTAATCACAGAAGAAATCGAAAAGGTAAAAGTTATTACCGAAGAAAAGAACGGTAAAAAATCCCTTTTTATTGAAGGTATTTTCCTGCAAGCAGATAAACCAAACAGAAACAAGAGACTCTATGAAATGAGAACTCTTGAGAGAGAAGTTAAGAGATACAACGAAAACTTCATTCAGAAGGGTCGTGCTCTTGGTGAACTCGGACATCCTGATGGTCCTACCGTAAACCTTGATAGAGTTTCCCATAAAATTTGTGAACTTTATAGAGATGGAAGCAATTTTATTGGAAAAGCAAAAATTCTTGAAACTCCAATGGGTAAAATTGCCTCTTCACTTTTAGGTGAAGGAGTAATGCTTGGTGTTTCTTCTCGTGGTGTTGGTTCATTGATGCCAACTAATGAAGGTTATTCAGTTGTTGGTGAAGACTTTATGCTTGCAACTGCTGCTGATATTGTTGCTGATCCATCTGCACCCGATGCATTTGTTTCTGGAATTATGGAAGGAAAGGAGTGGGTGTGGGATGGAGGAATCCTCAGAGAGCAACTAGCACAGAAGACTTATAAGAGAATAAATACATTAGTTGACCAAAAAGAACTTGATGAGCAGAAGTTAAATCTGTTCCAAGACTTTTTATCAAATCTTTAATTTATAAATAAATATAGATTTTCGATATATATTAAATCGGAGAGTTCAAATGTCCCGTGGTAGAAACTTACAAGAAATGGAAACAGGCACTAAACAATCTAAGACTGCTGTAAATGCTAATGCTGCAGCAGCAGAACCAATGCATAAACTTGCACCAGGAGCAGTTGCTGGTCAGACTGGTAGTTGGGAAGACCTTGGTGGTCCTACTCCAGAAAACTATAAGTCAACCGATGACTCTGCTAAATTAAAAACTCCTGGAGCAACCCTTGCTCAAGTTAAGGATGTTGTAAACAAGGGTGCTAAGGCAGCAGATGCTATGAAAGCAATGAAAGAAGCATCTGAAGATGAAGATGAAGAACTCGTAGAGGACGAGTATGAACTCGAAGAGGGTGAAGAAGAACTAGAAGAGGCTGCTAAAGAGGAAAAAGAGGACGAAGAAGAAGAAGACGAAGACGAAGAGGGTGAAGAAGAAGACGAAGAAGATGAGGAAGATGATAAAAAGAAAAAAATGAAAGAAGCATTTATTGCTATTGAAAATGAAATTGAAGAAGATGTAACTGCCCTTCTATCTGGTGAAGATCTTTCCGAAGAGTTTAGAGATAAAGCAAAAACAATCTTTGAAGCTGCTTTAAATGCTAGAACACAGCAAATTGAAGAGGCAATTCTTACTCATTATGAAGAGCAACTAACAGAAGAAGTTGCAGCAATTGAAGAAGCATTGACCGAAAGACTCGATGCATATTTAGAGTATGTTGCTGATGAGTGGATTCAAGAGAATGCACTCGCAGTTGAAAGAGGAATTCAATCTCAGGCAACTGAGTCATTCCTCATGGGTCTGAAAGGACTTTTTGAAGAACATTATGTATCAATCCCTGAAGATAAATATGATGTGCTTGAGAGCATGGTAGAAAAACTTGATGAAATGGAGTCAAAACTCAACGAGCAGATCGAAAGAAATGTTGCTCTAAATAAGAGACTAGCAGAATCAGTAACTGACGTAATTTTTGCGGAAGTTTCTGAAGGACTTGCACTTTCGCAGAAAGACAAGCTTGCTTCTCTTGCAGAAAATGTTGAGTTTGGTAGTGAAGAAGACTATCGTGAGAAACTAGTAACTTTGAGGGAATCATATTTCCCATCGAATGTAGTTACTCAGAGAGACACCCAAGATTACATGGCTGAAGAGACTGATTACACCCAACCAATAACTGGAACAATGGGTGTATATCTTCAAGCACTTGAGAGAGTTTCCAAAAAGTGATTTTTATATCATAAGAAATCAAACTTACAATTTCCATAAAGAGGTAAATTAAAATGCAAATGTTCAACGCAGAACAATTGCAGGAGAAGTGGGCACCACTCCTAGACTATAATGGTCTAGGTGAAATTAAAGATTCCCACCGTAGAGCAGTTACTGCTATCCTGCTAGAAAACCAAGAGAGAGCACTCCGTGAAGAGCGTGACTTTCTCTATGAGACCCCAACTGTAAACACTAACCCATCAGGAACTGGTGCTGCAGGTTTTAGTGGTTCAGCATCTGCACCTGTTGCAGGTTTTGACCCAGTTCTAATCTCACTCATTCGTCGTTCAATGCCTAACTTGGTCGCATATGACCTCGCAGGCGTTCAACCAATGAATGCTCCAACTGGTCTTATCTTCGCAATGCGTTCGAAGTATACAAACCAGAACGGAACAGAAGCACTATTCAACGAAGCAGATACCGCATTCTCTGGTCAGAATGCTGGTTATGGAAATACCGCTGGTGCAACTGGTGTTGCTGCTGGTTTTGGTACTACCGCACAGTCAGGTTCAAACCCAGGTCTTCTCACCCCAGGTGGTGGAACCTACAATGTAGGTCAGGGTATGAGCACTGCTGAGTCAGAAGCACTTGATGGTAGCGGATCTGCTGCATTCAACGAGATGGCATTCTCAATCGAGAAAGTCACCGTTACTGCAAAGTCCAGAGCACTCAAGGCTGAATACTCACTAGAGCTTGCACAAGACCTCAAGGCAATCCATGGTCTAAATGCTGAGGCTGAATTAGCAAATATTCTCTCAACCGAGATTCTTGCTGAGATCAACCGTGAAGTTATCAGAACCATCTACAAGATTGCTGAGCAGGGTGCAACCCTCAATACCGCAACTTCAGGTGTATTCGACCTCGACGTTGACTCCAACGGTCGTTGGTCAGTTGAGAAGTTCAAGGGTCTTATCTTCCAAATCGAGCGTGATGCAAACCAGATTGCACAAAGAACTCGTAGAGGAAAGGGCAACATGATTCTCTGCTCTGCAGATGTTGCTTCAGCACTCACCCACGCAGGACTTCTTGACTACACCCCTGCACTCAATGCAAACCTCAACGTTGATGACACTGGTAACACCTTCGCAGGTGTTCTCAATGGTCGTTACAAGGTTTACATCGACCCATATGCAGCAAACAACAGTGCTAACCAGTACTACGTTGTTGGTTATAAGGGTTCTTCACCTTATGATGCAGGTCTCTTCTACTGCCCATATGTACCTCTCCAGATGGTACGTGCAGTTGGTGAGAACAGCTTCCAGCCAAAAATCGGATTCAAGACTCGTTATGGCATTGTTGCTAACCCATTTGCGGAAGGCACTAGTGCTGGTCTTGGCCGTCTTGAAGCAAACAGCAACCGTTACTACAGAAGAGTACGTGTTGACAACCTAATGTGATTCATCACTAAGGAAATTAAGGGGGTCTTCGGACCCTCTTTTTTTATGCAAATAAATAATTAAAGATAATTTTGAGATTAAAAGTGGAGACTTTATTACCATTACAAAGGCAGTTAAGTAATAGAAATTTTCTAACTACTACTGGATTTAAATTTACATTAGCAAAAAGTCCGAAAGTCGATTTCTTCTCAAATACTGCACTCATTCCATCAATAAATTTGGGTGTTGCTCAACAATCAACTTATTTAAAGGATATTCCAATTCCTGGAGATAAATTAACCTACGATGATTTCTCCTTGGATTTCATTGTTGATGAGAACATGGAGAATTATTTACTTGTCCACAATTGGTTAAGGGGATTTGGATACCCAGAATCATTTGAGGAGTATCAAAGACTTTTAAACGAAGATTCCTTAAATCCAGGAAAACAAACTGCATTTTCTGGACAGTCCGATGGAACATTGGTTGTATATAATAGCAATTTTAGACCAGTTGCATCGGTAAAATTTGAAGGACTTTTTCCAGTATCTCTTTCAACAATTGGATTTGACGCAAAGGATTCAAATTCCAATTACATTACAGCACAAGTAACATTCAAATATACAATATATAATATTACAAAAATTGAACTATGAATATTGATGAAATTCAATCGTTATGGGAACAAGATTCAAAATTAGATCCAGACAATCTACATTCAGAATCTATAAAAATTCCATCATTACATGCAAAATATTATAAAATATATAACAATATTCTTCTTCTTAAAAAAATAGAGGAGAATAAATTTAAAATTTTAAGAAAAGAAAAATGGATGTATTACTCTGGAAAAGCAGACCCAGAAGTATACAAGGAAAAACCATTTGACCACAAGGTATTGAAACCAGATATAGATAAGTATATGGATGCTGATGAAGAAATTATGAAGACTTCATCAAAAATTGAATATTTTCAGACTATGTTAAATTATTTGGATAGTATTTTAAAGACAATTTTAAATAGAACTTACCAAATAAAAAATGCAATTGAATTCATGAGATTTACTGCTGGATATGACTGATATTAAAATACGAAAAAAGAATGAAGTATACTTAACTGTTACTGCTGATCCCCATATTCAGCATGAACTTAGTGATTATTTTACTTTTGATGTTCCAGGGGCAAAGTTCATGCCTCAATATAGAAGTAAATATTGGGATGGAAAAATTCGTTTATTTTCAATTGCTACTGGAGAAATTTATGTAGGTCTTTTGGATAAGGTAATTTCTTGGGCAAAGAAATCAAATTATTCAATTGAATTTGAAAATAATAAATTTTATGGGACTCCATTTGAAGAAAATGAACATGTCTCCCATGAAGGGATTAAAGATTATATGACTCGAATCTCTAAACACAAACCTAGGGATTATCAAATTGATGCTGTTTATGATGCACTTAGATACAATCGTAAACTTTTAATTTCACCAACTGCATCGGGAAAGTCTTTGATGATTTACTCGATTGTTAGATATTTTGCAGAAAGAGATCAAAAGATTCTTCTAGTGGTCCCCACAACCTCCTTGGTCGAACAAATGTTCAAAGACTTTCAAGACTATGGATGGAATGCTGAGGACTTCTGCCATCGTATCTATAGTGGTCGTGAAAAGACAAACGAACACCCAGTAGTGATTACTACATGGCAATCAATTTATAAACTACCAAGAACATTCTATGAACATTTTGATGTTGTAATTGGTGACGAGGCACATCAATTTAAATCTAAATCATTAATTGGTATTATGGGTAAGTTGGATAATACAAAATATAGATTTGGATTTACTGGAACATTGGATGGTTCACAGACGCATAAATGGGTTTTGGAAGGTCTTTTTGGTCCATCATATAAGGTAACTCAAACTAAAGAACTAATAGAAAAAGGACATCTATCTAAACTACAAATAAAAGTTCTTCTATTAAAACATAGTGAGCATCAATTTAATGAATACGAAGAAGAAATTCAGTATATAATTGGACATGAGAAAAGAAATAAATTTATAAAAAATTTAGCACTAGATTTAAAAGGCAATACTCTTGTGCTTTTTAATCGAGTAGAAACTCATGGAGTACCAATTTACAACCTGATAAATAATTCTGCTTCAAAAGATAGAAAAATATTCTTTGTTTATGGTGGAGTTGATGCAGAAGAACGAGAAAAAGTAAGAGAGATTACAGAAAAAGAAAATAATGCAATTATCGTTGCCTCTTACGGAACATTTTCAACAGGAGTAAATATTAAAAATTTACACAATGTTATTTTTGCTTCACCATCAAAATCAAGAATCAGAAATCTCCAATCCATTGGAAGAGTATTAAGGAAAGGAGATAATAAATCAAAAGCAATTCTTTATGACATTGCAGATGATATTACGTATAGGTCTAAAAAAAATTATACGTTAAATCATTTGATTGAGAGAATTAAAATTTACAACGAAGAGAATTTTAATTATGAAGTATTACAAATTAATTTTAAAGAATAATTTTAACTATGGAAGAAGAATTTTATGCAGTAATTAAATTAATATCTGGAGAAGAAATATTCTCAAAGGTTTGTCCTTGTGAGGAAGATGAACGTACACTGTTAATTTTGGATAATCCAGTTACAATTGAAACTATTAATTTAAAGCAATTTGGATTAACTGGAGTAAAGGTAAATCCATGGATTAAATTTACTGATGATTCAATGTTTATTATTAATATGGACAAAGTATTAACAATGTCTGAAGTAACAGATGAGGATATGCTTAAAATGTATAGTAAGTATATTAGAAATAAAAATAAAGAATCTAAAGTAAATAAACCAACAGCAAACATGGGATATCTATCCTCAATTGCAGATGCAAGGATTTACCTAGAGAAATTATATAAACTAGAAAATTAGTTCTATTATAGTCTTGAACCTCCACAGAGTTATTTTACACAGAAAGCATAACCCTTGTCAACTCTCTAGTATTAGTGTTATAATTTAAACCATAAACAAAAATTAAACTAATCAATAATGAGTAAGGAAAGAAAAAATCCCCATTACGTCAATAACAAAGAATTTCACCTTGCTCTTATTGAGCATAAAAAGAAAGTTGACGTTGCAAAGAAAAAAGGTTTACCACCACCAAGGATTTCAAATTATCTTGGGGATTGTTTTTTGAAAATTGCAAATCACTTATCATATCGTCCTAATTTTGTAAACTATATGTTTAGAGAAGATATGATAAGTGATGGAGTTGAAAACTGTGTTCATTATATAAACAATTTTGATGTTGAGAGAACAAATCCATTTGCATATTTTAC